TTTCTTAGAAGTGCCACTATCATTAATTAATAATTCTTCACTACCTGATAATGAGGTTTTTGCTGATAAGGCTGATACTTTAGTTGTTGCCATATTTACTCCGTAATAATGTAGTTAGGTGAATTAGTAGTAGAAGCCTCTGTGACTAAAAAACCACCCTGTTCTAGTTCTATTTCTTCTTCAAGACTATTTGCAGGAGAATCACTACTTTGCCTCCTGTTGAGGTACATAGCAATAGTTTTCTTTTGTTTCCAATTAAACTTAGGCATTAGATACCCTCTCTAAAATGTCTGACGCCTGCTGCTTGTCTTTCTGATAAACTTCTAAGCTCGTCTTTAAATTGCTCTACTAAAGGAGCAAAAGCTATTTGGTGAGCCGTGGAAGTATCTCTTTTAATATGCTTGCCGGTAGGAATCTGAGGTGCTTTAGTAGCTGTTCTCTTTCTTTCGTCTGTCTTGACACTAAACAATCCTCCCATCCTATCTTTATATTCTTTTGTCTCTGTTTTAATACCAGATTCGTGAGACTTAGAAGATGGTTCTTTACCTGTATGTTCCTTGGGTTTGTTTTCCATAGATAAATCTTTAACAGGCTCTAGCATATCTTGGTCTTCAGTCATACTATCTAACATATCCATTAGATTGTCTACTTCATTAGTCTCTTCATCTACAGTATCATCAGGAAACTCTAAACCATTCTCTTCTACATAAGCTGCTATCTCTTCAGGACTAGCCCCAGGATTTTCTATTTTATATGTACGCTCTAAAATTTCATCATATAGTTTTTTAATCTTTTTCTTAAACGCATCTAGCTCTAAATTGCTAGAAGAGTCTTCAAATAAACTAAGATGTTTTCTTTTAATAGCCATATTATCCTGTGTAAGATTGATTCTTTTTCATATGATTCTTTCTGTGGTTCTCTCTAAGATTCCACTTGTGAGAATCTGCAGCAAAAGAACTGTAGTTACTACCATATTGAAAATTAGTACAAAAACTTAATTGATAGTAAGCAGGTTCTCCACACTCATCACAAACTTGAGGTTCTTTCCGTTTATCATAAGAAACTACTGTCTCAGTAATGTGGTTATTCTTACATTCAAAATCATAAAAAGGCATAATAACTCCTAATTAATTTAGTGTAACCCCCTCGTTAGAAGAGGTTACTGCTCAATTAACTATTAAGCTGCTGGTACGACAAACGCAAGTCCTGCGTCATTACGCATCTCACCTACACCATAGATTGTATCTGATGTAAATAAGTCACCAAGCCACTCCTGTTTATATTGAGTCTGGCTACGAACTCCCACTTGTTCCGCAAGAGCTAGAGCGTCTTTGTGCATTAGCACTCCGACTCTATCTGTTGCAGTGTCTGCTGTTGTTGTAGTAGGACAGTTAGATGAGATGTAAACATCAACACCGTAGATTTGTCCAATTTTACCAGTCTTAATAGCATCACCAGAACCAATGAACTGTTGCTCAGTGAATCTGTTGATACCTAACAAGTCATTAGCACAGACTGGTGGAATGATTAATGAACGATTGTCCATTGGTACATCCGCATCATCAAGTTTTAGAAGCATAGCTCTAATACCTGCGTCTGTAATGTCTGCTGCGTTAGAAGAGTTACCAGTGTAGAAAGTTGTACCTGAACCGATGTACGCTTTTTCCCAAGCTGCTGCATCAGAACCACCTACTGTACCGCCCTGCAAACCCTCAGTAAGAGTTAGGATGTCGGTGTCCACTTGCTTAGCGAGAGCATAGCCCGCATCGTCCGTGTAGAACTTTCTGAGAGAGCTCAATGCTTGAACCTCTGTGATATCTTCAATTAATACAGAGTATTCATAGTGCTTATCAATCGAAAGATTGGTAGTACCGTGAGTGTCGCCCTGAATTTTAACTGCTGTGTTTGCTGCTTTAGCTGTCGCTGAACCACGAGTCGGCGTTGGAATGTGAATTGTGTCACCTTTCTTACCTTTATGATTTAAGCGAGTAACTAAATTAGCAACCACCAAGTTCGATTTATATGCTGCAATTGTTTCATCTGACCAGATTTCTGGGATGAAATTTGCACCAGTAGTAACCGTTTGATGGTTAGTGCCGATTGCACCTGTTGCCATAATGTACTCCTGTTATAGTATTATCAAATTATTTGACTCTTCCTTCAGCGTAGGCAGCGTATATTTCATCAGCTAAGTCTGCATATCTATTAGGGTCTGTTGCCTTCAGACGGATTAGGTCTGCCCTGCGATATGTTTTCTTACCTGCTAAAGATTCAGTTGAACTTCTCGATTCAGTTTTACTAGCTTTTAGTGCTTTCTTTCTTGTAGCTGCTTGTTCTTGTTTAACCTCTGCAGTTTTATCAATCATTGAACGCTCTTTCCAGTGCGTCAACAACTCATCTGCTGCATCATAGTTATACTTGTCCGCTTCTTCAAATAAGTTCACTCTAAATTTACTAGCTTTAACCCAATCTTGAAAACCTGTATCTTGTACGATGTCTACATAGTCTGGATGAGCCTGTTCCAATCTTTCTTTGCTAGTATTTTGTGTTTGTTTAGCTTGGAATTCTTGAAACGCCTTGAAGCGAGGATGATTTTCTATTAACGAATTAACCGCTTTACTGGGGTCGTCATAAAAATCTTCGTTATCGTCTTCGGGGTTTGAGTTTTGTGTCGTTTGACTTGTCTGTGAATCATTCCTAGATATTTCAGCTTTAAGGAAACTGTCAGATAAACTTCTTAACTCTCCAATCTCTTGGCTCTTACGTCCAAGCTCTTGTTCTAAGTTTTGATAGCTCTTGACTATATCCTCTACACTCTTACCAGAGAATTTATCCGGTACTTCAAAAGCAGGTTCTTGTGTTTCTGCTTCCTCCATACTTAGGGTTTCATCTGGTTCTACTGTGTTTTCTACTTCTACATCTGCTGATTGTTCTGCAGGGTCTACTACTATATTGCTCATATCATTGTCTCCGCCCGTTAGGGTTATGAAGTTGTAAAAAGATGACGCTAGTTGTCTAGTTCTGTCATCGCTGCTTTTGTTGCGTCTTCTAAAACAATCATTTGTCTTAGAATTGACAACTGACCTCTGGCAAACCACAGGTCTTTTTCGTTATCAATAGAATCTAATCTTTTAACTAATTCGGACATTACTTTTAATTCTTCAATTAAATCTGCCCATCCTTCAGTTTCTAAAAGCTCTATTCTATCTTTATAAAATTGTTGAGTTTCTTTTGGCATTAAGATTTTTTATGTGTATTACAAAAATTTCTAGCTGCTGCTTCGGAGCTAAAGCCCCATTTCTTTAATGCTAATGCTTTACGAGTAGGCTTACCTTTGGCATCTATCATAGGACCAGCCATACCTGCAAACCTACAAGCAAAAGATACACGCCTACTATCAGTTCCACTTCCTTGTGGTGCTTTTAAATTACCGCCGGTCTCTCTGTTATAAGAAGCTCTACCTTTAGCATTTAAACCTCCTTTAGGATTCTTGCCTTCTTTGCGTTGCCACGCTGCTGTCTTAGCCATATTATCCTTGTAACTTTTCTTTTGCTGATGCTATGTTTAATAGTGTTTCTGATTGTAAATGTTCTACTTCTGGAATATTTCTCATAGTTTCACTCTGAGTATTTTCTGTGTCAGCTCTCATCTTATCAATTTGTGCTAAATCTTTTTGCAATTTAAGGAATTTTTCTTGAATCATTAATTCATTTGGTTGTGCTGCTCCGGCTTCTGCTGCATTCTTCATAGCTTTAGTCCCTTCTTCTTGAGCTTCTGCCATAATTTTTTGTATTTCCGCAGACATTTTTTGAAGTTGAAGTTCTTTAGCCATTTGCTCCATCTGTTCTTCTTGTGGTTTAGGCTGCATACCTTGCATAAGAGCTTGTACAATTTGGTCTCTATTGTGCATACTAGAGTTCTGAAATACAGATACTAATATAATATTAAATGCAGGAGAGTCTTTAGGTATTGACTGTAACAAACTTACCATTTGTTGTGCTTCTAACTCTTTAGCCATAATGCCCATTGTAGAATAAGGCACAAACTTGTAATCGTTGACAGGGTATCTGTCTACATCAAACTGTATCTTCCTCCACATACACTTATTTATCATAGGGATAAGGAATGTGTTTTGGAAGTTCATTAGAGTGCGTTTCTGCCTCTTAATAGAAGAAGATTGTTGCATAGACATACCAGCCGATGTAGCTCTTTCAGCACTAGCTTGAGTAGTATCTGACGCACCTGTTCCCATTTGTATCATATTTTGTAATGATGCTACTTGAGTATAAGTATTTTGGTCGGTGCTACCTAATGATAGTGGCATTATTGCTTGCCTCGGGTCGCCATTAGTAAGAATAGTCTTACCCGGTCTGACTTCTAGTTTGACTCCGCGAGGCATACGAGTTGCATCTGCAGCCATCATTGGCGTAGTAGTCAGAGCTAATGAGTCAATGCGTGCTCTCATTTCTGCATCTAATGCTTTTTGTGGATTATATCCTTTTTCACAAACCCCTCTACCCCAGAACTTATTTGGGACTATGTCGTGTTGATAAGACATAAAAGGTCTATCTTCCATCATAAATGGATTAACTGCAGCTCTTAGTATGTATGAATCATTAGCCATAGTAACTACAGCCTCTACTAACTCATCATCATTAAAATCAAAATCATCCATAGATTCATTTTCTTCTAAAAATCTAGCGGGAACTTTACCCCAGTATTCTGTAATTTTAATTTGGTCGTTAGCATCTGCACGCGATTCTTCAGGGTCAAACCCTTTTAACGTGTCTACATTATAGGTTCCTTCTATAAATACATCTCTATATGTACCATTCTCGATACCTTCTATAATACTATGTCTAGGTTTAATTACTTCGTGTGCGACACCAAGTGCTTCTTGTATACTAGTAGCTGAAGGGTCAATAAGAAATTCTTTAGGGCTGATAGCTTCAACACTTACATCAATAGCTGTTTCTTCTTCAAGAACTCTTTCTGTAATCATTGTTCCTTCTATTGGTACTTCTACTGGATATCTCCAAGTTTTTTCGTTTACAGATATTTTACCAATACCAGTACCATATACAGCACCATTTAAAAATACTTCACATAAAGCATCCTTACATCCTGTCCCTTCTAAATCTTCTTGCAATAAATTCCTAACATACTCAGCGTCTGATGGGTCTTGGTCTAATTTATCATCTTTGATATCAAACCACTTACCTCTGCCAAATGTAGCCTCCTCGATTTCAGCAACAGATGATTCAACCGCTTGTTGTAGTGCAGGGGCTATTAAACGAGACTTTTCAGAATGTCTAGTTTTATCGCTAGATTTCCATATGCCACGCCATAGACGATAATACTCGTCCCAATTATCTAGATAGTTAGAGTCTCTGTGATTTCTCCACTCTTCTAAACGAGTGCCTAACCATCCTGCTAATCCTTGATATTTATTTTCGTCCATTAGTATCCTGCAACATCATCATATGGTATCCACTCCTCTTCTAATTCAATTGTGTGCATAAAATCTGCTACACTAACTTGGTCTATATAAGCAAGAGAGTCGATAATGTCATCGTGTGTTCCCTTGCTAGGAAATTCTATTAACTGTGTTTCTAGCTCCCCATTCCAATTAGTATTACGGTTAAATGTAATTTTGCCGTGTTCTAATCTACCTTGTAGAGCCCAAGTAATTCTATCTGCTTTCTTCTTACCACCGTGGGTTACATCTGTTATGACTACCCATCTACCTTGTGTTCTCATCTCATCTTGTAGATAAGGTAAGATAGCGTTCTTTAACGCTCCAGATTCTATTCCTACAGTAGTTGCTTGATTTTCAATTGCAGCCTGTAATATTTTAGAAGCAGTTTCTTTAATATTCCATCTACCGTGGAGTATATCTTTGACCCACCATTTATCACCGTGGATTTTAACGATTGATATAGCTGTTTCATCTAACTTACTCCCTTTAAGACCACGCTCTTTTTCCACTGCTTCAAAGCCCGCAGGGTCAACCGCAATAACAAAATTGCCTTCCTCCGGTTCATTCTCATCATACTTAATCCATTCATTTTTAAATATACCTCCAGTAAAACTTACAAACGAGGCTTCAAATTCTTGTCTAAATGCCTGTGTAGACATTGTTCTTTTTGCTACTTCTACTTCTTTAGGGTCAATCAGAGGGTTATCTATTGATGTATACTGAAATGCTTCCCAGTCTTTATCTTTCTCTGCCTCTAAATACAAATCATAAAAGTGATTCTTACCGGCTGGAGTCCCAATAAAGAGTGCACCACCTTTTACATCCGAAAGTGTGGGTCTAATTATCTGTTCCCAAACCTCTACCTTCATACTTGCGTACTCATCGAGTACAACATAAGCAAGTCCCACGCCCCTCAGAGTATCTGGTCGGTCAGAACCCTTCAAGCTAATTCTCCTACCATTGACTAACTTCATAGTAGCTGTATTCTCGTGGGTAGTCTCTATAAGGTCTGTATCGTGCAACAGTTCCTTGAGCATATTCCACATAATATCTTTAGCTTGCTGAAAAGTAGGACCTATATAAAAGACATCTTTACTTTCCGACTGTAGAGCTTTGATTATAAGTATCCACGCTGCTAGTCTGGACTTTCCAAATCGCCTACCCGCACTTACTACTTTAAATCGGGCAGTGCTATTGAAGATTTCTAGCTGTGCAGGAT